GTATCAGGGAAAACGGATTAGGAACTGTGGCGTCAAAAGAATCAAGAAAACCTGAAAACAATCAAGTTAATTCAGGTTACGGCGGCGCAAGAAAGAACGCAGGACGCAAGCCGGGAGCGGCTACGACAAAGACGCGCGAGATAGCGAACAAAGCGATAGAGACGGGCATCAGTCCACTTGAGTACATGCTTGCGGTGATGCGCGCGCCAGAGATTGAGACGGACGACATCCGCTTGAAGATCGACCAGAAAGCAATGCGCTTTGAGGCTGCTAAAGCGGCTGCACCCTACGTTCATCCGCGCCTGAACTCAGTTGAGCTTGCAGGCAAGGACGGGCAGCCAATCGAAACCGTCAACCGCATTGAATTAGTCGCAGCGAGTGGCAACAGTAAGGCTTGAGCTTCCCCCGAAGCTGGTAGAGGTATTTGATGGAGAGGCAGACGTAAGGGGTGCATACGGCGGTCGCGGTTCAGCCAAGACGCGCACATTCGCAAAGATGACAGCAGTACGCGCCTACATGTGGGCAGCGGCAGGACGTGAGGGATTGATTCTCTGCGGTCGTGAGTACATGAACTCGCTTGATGACTCATCAATGGATGAAGTTAAGCAGGCGATACGGTCTGAACCGTGGCTTGAATCGGCATTCGACATTGGCGAAAAGTACATCCGTACGAAAGACGGACGCGTCAAGTACGCATTCGCAGGGCTGGATCGCAATATCGACAGCGTTAAGTCAAAGAGTCGAATTCTGTTGTGTTGGGTAGACGAGGCCGAGCCAGTGTCGGAAACAGCATGGAGCACGTTGATTCCAACGCTACGCGAGGAAGATTCAGAGTTGTGGGTAACGTGGAATCCAAAGAGCAAGCGCAGTGCAACGCATAAACGCTTCCGCGAAACGAAAGACCCACGCACGAAGATCGTAGAACTGAACTACCGCGATAACCCGTGGTTCCCGGACATCCTCGAAAGGACGCGCCTGAAAGACAAAGCAGAGCGCCCGGACGACTATTCGCATGTGTGGGAAGGTGACTTTGCTAAGGTATTCAAGGGCGCGTACTACGCTCAATTACTGTTGCAGGCAGAGAAGCAAGGCCGCGTCTCTCGTGTCGCGCCTGACCCGCTGATTCAAGGCCGCTGCTATTGGGATATCGGCGGCACAGGCGCACGGGCTGATGCGACATCGATATGGGTGACGCAGTTCGTGGGACTTGAGATTCGCGTCCTGAACTACTACGAAGCCAGCGGCCAAACAATGGCCGAGCATGTTCATTGGCTGCGCGAGAACGACTACGAGCGCTATTTGCAGGTGTTGCCGCATGACGGCGGGCAGCACGAAAAGATTGAACGTCGCACCTACGAGACAGAGTTAAAGAAGGCGGGCTTCCATGTTCGCGTCATGGGCAACGTTGGAGAAGGTGCCGCAATGATTCGCGTCAATGCGGTACGCAAGCTATTCCCGTCGATGTGGTTCAACGAAGCCACAACGCAGACAGGGCGTGAGGCGCTTGCTGCGTATCACGAGAAGTACGACGAGAAACGAGATATTGGACTCGGCCCAAATCACGATTGGGCAAGTCACGGCGCAGACGCGTTCGGGCAGATGGCGCTGGACTACAAGCCGCCGACGACCAACAGACGCGCGGCAGAAATAATCCCCTCAGGGTACTAGATGACAGAACAAGACCAACTATCGCAGGACGTAGCGCCTAGCGAGGCACAGTCACGCCCGGATGATTTCATGCAACGCATCGAAGCTATCGGTGGCGAGCTTGCCTCGAAGCTGGAACGGTACAAAGCATCGCGCACCGTCAAAGAACAGGAATGGCTCAACGCCGTACAAGCCTACAACGGCCACTACACCGAGACAGAAAAGAAGCGCATTGCAGAGCGTGACGGCTCTATGCTGTTTCTCAATATCACGCGCGCCAAGACGGACGCATTCGCTGCAAACATCAGCGACATTCTCCTCCCGACCGAAGAAAAGAATTGGGACATCGAGCACACGCCGAAACCGTCAATCAAGAACGCGGCCAAGACCTCAAACGTCATCGGCAAGACGCCTCAAGGTAATCCGATCACAGTAGCCGACGTTGCAGAAAGCATTAAGCAAGTAGCGAAAGAGGCTTGCGAAAAGATGGAGCTGCTGATGGAAGATCAGCTAGCCGAGTGCAACTACAACGCAGAGATGCGCGACGGCATCGACTACATGTGCCAACTCGGAACTATCGTACTGTGTGGCCCAACCAAAGCCCCTGTGCGCCGGATGCGATGGGAGCAGGTAGACGGCGGCGTGTTTGAGTTGGTGCCCGACAAGGCGGCAGGTAAGCCGGAATACCGCGCCGTTGACCCGCGCCACTTCTACCCCGACCCGAACGCTACGAAGTTCAGCGAGTGCGAGGACGTATTCGAGACGATGTTTCTCACGGCTCGCAGCTTACGCGCGCTTGCCAAGTCGCAAGGCTTCAACGAGCAGGCAATCAAAGACGCTATCGACGAAGGCAAGGCCGCGCTTCCTCAGTGGTATCAAGCGCTGCGTTCAGAGTCGGGCCAAAACAATCAAGTCGTTACCGGCGTCTACGAAGCATGGATGTGGCACGGCGACATTGACCCGCAAAACCTCGCCGCGTTAGGTGCTGATACAGACACGTTCGACCTAGACAAGCCACGCATTCCGGCTTGCATTTGGGGAGTTGGTAACACCGTCATTTACGCATCGGTCAACCCAATGGACACAGGGGATATGCCGTACTCAGTACGCGCGCTCATCCCGGACACGACAAGCATATTTGGGCATGGCGTACCGTGGGCGGCAAAAAACGCGCAGGAATCGCTGAATTCTGCATGGCGCGTACTGCACGACAACGCGCAGATGTCCTCAAGCCCGCAGCTTGCAATCAACCGTCTGTTCATCTCAGGCGCAGACGGCAACAACACACTCAAGTCGCGCAAGGTCTGGAACATTGAGCACCCGACAGATGCGGAGGCAGTCGTCGATGTGCGTGCTGCGATGCAGTTTTTCACGGTGCCGAACAACAGCGCCGAACTGCTGAACATTCTTAAAACTGCGCTTGAACTGCTAGACCAAGAACTGAATTTCAGCCTGATGATGGGCGGCGTCACTAACGAGAACTCGCCGGACACGGCGAAGGGCACGCAGATTCTCTACAACGCAGGCCGCGTCGTTGTGCGCCGTGTGGTGAAGGGTATCGACGACGACATCACCGTACCCAACATCCAGCGCTTGTACGACTGGAATATGCAGTTCACCGACGACCCAACGATTAAGGGCGACTTCAACATCATTGCTAAAGGCTCTAGCGTCCTGATGGAGCGCCAAGAGCAATTGCAAGCCATGACGCAATCGGCGCAGATCGTGCTCAATCCGCAGTTCGATCATGTGTTTGACGCTGATGTGTTCCTCGAAACCTACGCTAAGAACTTGCGCCTACCGCCAAATGTGATTCGCGCCAAGGATGAGCGCGATAAGCGACTGGCCGAAAAACAGAAGCAACAGCCGCAACCGTCACCGGACAAGATGGCCGAGCTACAAGTCAAAGACAAGATCGCGACCGAAGATCGCCAGTCACGCGACCAAAGCACGGCGCGCACGCTTGAGGTCAAGGCCGCAGAGCTTCGCATGAGAGGCGAGCAACACAATGACCTTATCAGCATGGCCGCGAACGAGCTGAACATGACGCGCGATGAAGTGATGCAGCGCCTTGGAATCGACAAGATGAAGCTCGACAGCGAGAACGCACGATTCGACACTGAATCAGCCATCAAAATGCGCATGGGTTCCGGCATCTGATGAGCGCACTGAACGACAAAGAACAAGCGTTTCAGGCCGCAATCTTGCGCCAACCAGACGTGCTACGCGCCTTCATAGACATGCTCAATGGAGACAAAGCGTACTGCATGAAGGCGCTCGCCAAAACAAACATTCCAGACCGTGACGCCGATGTGCTGCGCGGTCGCATTGACCAATGTAACCGCCTGATCCGAAGGACAGAAATAAATGAACGAGACACAGATTGAAAATCCAACGGTAGCAGAAGATGAAGCCGCAATGCTTGCTGAGTTTGAAAAGCTCAGCGCAGAAAACAGCGGGCTAGACCCGCACCAAGAACAAACTGAGCCAGCGCCCTCTACGGAGGGCGTTGTCACATCTGAGGCCGTCGAAACAACAAAGCTGGCCGAAAAAGCAGACAAGACCGAGCCAACCGATACGCCGCGCGCTCGCAATCTCGGAGGGTTGTCCACCAGCGAGTTAATCGCGTTGGTCGCAAACCCCGATGTGTCCGCAGAAGAAAAGACCCGCGCCGTTGAGATTCGACTCAAGCGCGAAGAAAACTCACGGGCAGGACGTGAACGCGTGAAGTCGCGCGCCGAACCATTCCGTGAAGCATCACGAAAGATTGAAGAAAACTTCAAGGGGCTTGAGGCTGATTTCCCTGAGATCGCCAGCCGCATGAAACCAGTTACAGAACTCGCACAAACGCTCGCGAATCAGGCGTCCGAACAGGACGCCATTGCAGAGCGAGAGCACGCACAGGATCGTATCGCTGATACGTTTCCCGGCTTCCTCGATGTCGTGCGCAGTAAGGAATTCCCGCAGTGGTTGGGCAACCAATCCGATGACGTGAAGCGGGCATTCCAACAGGGTGGCGTAGACGGTGCGTATGACGTACTAGCTCGCTACGAAGATCACGTCGTATCAACTCACGGTAGTTCGCCCTTTGTCCCGCAGTCACAAGCCGCCCCTGCACCCGCAGCGCCGAGCCTTGAGGAAAAAGCCGCACAGATCAGAGAACGCCGCCAAAAGTTGCTTCAACAAGCGCCCGTAACGCCCTCTCGGGCACGCGGGGAAACCAATGTCATGCCTGCGCTCGACGACTTCGATAGCTCTTTTGAGTATTTCGCGAAGCGCGAGAAGCGGGCTTAGCTAGGAATTTTCACTCATGGCAGCCACAACCTACGGCTCAATCTCGCCGCGTACAGCGGCATGGGCAGTTATGCCCTTTCTCAAGCGTGTCCAAACGGCGGAACTCGTCACCAAGATGGGCATGCAAACCACTCAACCGAAGAACGGTTTAGATACCGGCAAATTCCGTCGCCCGAACCCGTTGCCTCTTTTGGTGACGCCAGCGGTCGAGGGCGTTACGCCAGCATCGCAAGCCATCAGCTTCACCGATGTAACTTACCAGCTTGACCAGTGGGTAAGCGTTACGGAAACAACCGACAAGGTTATCGACCTGCACGAAGACCCCGTGTTGCAAACGCACATGGAGTTGATCGCTGACCAGTTCGTAGACACGAAAGAAACGCTCGCACTCAACGTATTGCGCGCAGGCACCAACGTAATCTACGCCAACGGCGCAGCACGTAACGCAGTGAATACTGCGCTGACGCTCAACAAGATTCGTGCATCTATTCGCTTCCTGAAAGGGCAGCGCGCAAAGATGATCACGAAAACGCTCGATGCGTCTACCAACATCGGCACTCGCCCTGTTGAGCCTGCGTTCGTGTGCGTGATTCACACCGACCTTGAAAACGATGTCCGCAACTTGGCGAACTTCTTGCCAGTGGCCGCATACGGTACGCGCAAAACCATTGCTGATTGCGAAATCGGTTCGGTGGAAAACACGCGTTTCTGCACGACGCCGCTGTTGAGTCCGCTGCTTTCTGCGGGCGGTTCGGTGGCGGTCGCTAACACGTTCCTCGTGAACGGTGGTAACGGTACCGGCAACGCTGACGTGTATCCAGTGCTCATCTTCGGTGAAGACGCATTCGGACATGTCGCAACGCGCGGCGGTGGTGCAGTAGTTCCGATGGTGGTTAACCCCACTCCATCGGCTGCTGACCCTGCTGCTCAACGTGGCTATGTGTCCGGCAAAACCTACTACAAGTGCGTTCGTTTGAACGAGGCGTGGATGGTTCGTATCGAAGTTGCGGCGACTGCGCTGTAACTCTTTTTAGCCCGTCTTAGTGCGGGCTTTTTCACATTTGGAGCCTTGAAACATGGACGCAACTGAAACGCTCGAAGAGCAACCGAACAAGCGCACTCGCGCTGCAAAAGCAGACACGCCTACCCCTCGCATCCCGGTTCCGGGATGGGAAGCAGGCGACCCATTAGTTACGGACAACGGTATCGAGCTTGATGCGAAATACCGAATCCGTATCGCCCCAGCCACGACAAAGAACGAACCGCAAACTGCGTTCGTCGGCGTCAATGGCGTGGGTTGGGGGCTGCGACGCGGCGAGGACTTGGTGGTTCCCGGCTACGTGGTGGCGGCGATTCAAAACGCCAGCCAAAAAACGTATCGGCAAAACCCCAAGACGCGCGACATCGAGGAGTTCACCGAGAACGCTTTGGAATGCTCCGTGTATGGCAAGGCCACCTAACCAAAGGAATTTTCATTCATGGCAAAAGTAAGTGACATCACACTGCAAGCGGTGCGTCATCTGGTGGGCTATTACTGTCCTACCAAGATCACCCTTGCAGCAACAGGCGCAGTAGCAACCATCTCCAGCACGGGCGCAATCAACTTCGTCAACGGTGGTTTGTTTCTCACCAAAGCGGCGTTAGCTGCGCAGTCTGTCGCTATCGCAGCGGGTTATGGCCCCTACGGTAGCAACGGGTACGTGCAGCCAATCTCTACGACGGTTTACTACGTCGTGGCATTGGACGC